ATGACCGTTACCTTGGGCACGGGGAGCGATACATCGCCTTCGATGGGCTGGCCTTTGCGGTCTACATCAAGACGACAGACGGCCCGCTCAGGGCCAAGACATTCACCAACCTGCGCAGCGCAGTCAACTATGCGCGGCGCGTTTAAACCGGAGAGAGCAAATGAAAATCAAGACAAGTGAACTGAAGGACGCAGCCCTTGACTGGGCGGTGGCGACGTGTGAAGACGAAGACCCACGCATGGATACACCGTATTCGACCGAGTGGGCGTTTGGCGGCCCGATCATTGAGCGGGAGTGGGTTGAAGTTGTCCCGTGGCCCAACGAAACCGATGAGGGTGAGCGGTGGCAAGCGACACAGCATGATCTGCCGCACAGGGTTTACTGCTCTGGCCCCACACCCCTGATCGCAGCCATGCGCTGCTATGTCGAGTCTAGGCTTGGTGATGAGGTCGATGTCCCTGATGACGTTTTAAAAGGCGCTGAACTTGATGCCCTGATTTACGACCGAGGTGATGAGTGAACTGGCCTTTTCCACCGTTTCCAAACCCGCTGGACAAACCGGGGCAACTGCCCCGTCCAGCACCCTTCAAACCATCAGACGCGGATGAACCCGCACCATTCATTGTTTAAACCGGAGAACCAAAATGAAACTGAACAAGTACCAGAAACAAGCCATCGTCAAGGCCATCATGGCCGACACCCCAAAACCCGACATGACCAAGCGCAGGGCTGCCATCCAAGCCGGTGTAGTCAAGCTGATGTCCCCTGCGGTTCGCAAGGTGTACAAGACTGCCCCCGAGGCTCTGCGAACCCACTATGTTGGGACTTTGTGCTATGACGGCACCCACTGGAATGACCGCAACATCGTCAGGGGTGATGCTGATGAAAAGGACATCAACACAATCACCGCCCCATACCAAGAAGAGGACGAGGCACGTTACAAGGCCGAGAGCAACCTGCGCGGCGCGGTAGAAGCCTGTTCAACCCTCAAACAACTCAAGGAGCGCCTGCCCGAATTCATCAAGTACTTTCCCACCGAGGAAGCGCCCACCAACAACCTACCTGCCCTGGCAAACGTTGTGGCCGATCTGTCCCGGCTGGGCTGGCCCAAAGGAGAAAGCAAATGATCACCATCACTGAATTTATTCTTTTCACCACCACAATGGCAGCTATCGCTTGGGGTCTTCATTGGAAATATGAGGCCCGGAGCAACGCAAAGCTGCTGCACATCATGCTGACGGACGAGATGGCGAGGGAGCAGATCGTCGCAAACTTTGAGAAGTTTAAACGCGCTGTGCAATAAAGAAAGGGGGGCTCATGGCCCCCCTTCCTGTTTGTCCTGTCAGCGAAGAAAGTGAAAAAACACGCTCGACAAACTGATGCGGTTATATTTTTCGGGCCACTCACACCTAACGCCCGGACGGGTAGAAACAACACCCCGTCAGAATGCATCCAGATTTTCCGTGTAAATGCCTGCGGTTTTGTTGTAGAGCAGGCTCGTCTCGCCCTGAGACCCAATCCATCTGTAGCGGCACTTCCAAACCGCTATCTCGACGACTGCGCCCTGTCCCCTGTGGACCGTGACGCCGCAGTCCGTCTTTGCCCACCATGCCATAGACCCGCTGATGCTCATGCCATCTGGGCGGGGCTGATCATTCCCTGATCGCGTCATCTTGGCTGGATGCGCCACGAACCAACAATGGACTTCGTGAGCCATGCAAAACTTCCTCACCTTCGTCAGCATGTTGCTGATCGCCTCTGTCTCAGCCGTATCCTTGCGGCTCATGTCAATGTAGTTGTACGGGTCAATCACCATGCCCCGAACACCCATGCGCTTGACCGACGCCCTGGCCCGCTCAAGTATCGAGTCCAATGTGCTTGGCTCCTCGCCGTTTGTGTCCATGAAGATGAAGTGATCATTGACCCATTTAAACGCTTTGTCTTTTGTCTCCGCATTCATCCTGTCTCTGCCATCATGGAAACGCATTCCCGTGTAGATTTCCATCAGCCTGACAATGTGGGTCTCGGGCTGGTTCTCAAACGAGCAGACAACGAACTTCCAATCGTTTTTGCGGGCGAGGTTGACCATCAACTGATCCACAAAATTGGACTTGCCCGATGACGGGTATCCGGTGACGACCGTCAACTGCCCAGGCCCGACCGTGTAGATTTCATCGAGCGACTGATAGCCAGTGCTGATGCCACGCCCGTTGCCCTTGGCGTAGAGGTCTTCGATTGACTGTTTAAACTTGTCTGCTTCGCTGATGCCGCTGATCGGATACGGCTCGGCGGCATTGATGACCGTAGCTACCTGAGAGGGGTCATCGAGCAGAACTTCGTTCAAATCCTTTTTGGCGAACTTGGCTACGCGACACTTTTCTTTTCCGATGCGCCTTGCCAATTCTTCTGCGAGTGCTTGGCCGGGGGTGTCTTGGTCTGTTGCAAGCACAACGTATGGTGCTGCGTCGATGATGTCTCGGGCGTTCCAGACGTAGGCAAAGCGTTTGTCTTCTGATGGGAGAACCTTGCCATCTGCCACCTTGATGGGCGCTCCGGCGGGAACACTAAGCACGTTGTTTAAACCTGCCTCCATGGCGGAGAGGCAATCCATCTCACCTTCAACGATGATGATGGGCTGGCCCTTCTCTATGTGTTCAAGGCCGAAGAAATCATGAGCGCCGCCGCCTTCTTGCGTGAAGTCTTTCTCTTCAATTGATCGGTACTTGGCTGCGACCAATGCCCCGTTTCTGAAGTAGGGGAAACCGATTGACTCTGTGGCCCTGCCGAGTTTGGCGAACCACTTGTTTGCACTGAACAGCTTTGCTCTGTCTGCTGTCTGGCGACTGATCCCTCTGCTCTCCAAGTAAGCGTAGTGCCTTCCCTCAAGCACTTCGCTTGTTATCACTGGGTTTGGAACGGCTGACAATTTTCTCTCCTGTTTTGGGGGTTGCACCGATCCCTCTGCGGCGCAATGATGGCAGTGATAGAGGACTGCCCCGTCAGACTTGCGGGTCAGCGTCATGTCTTTGATGTTTTTTTTCTTGCGCTCTGGCAAGCAGAACGGGCATACGACCCGTGCGGTGTTGTCGAAGTACTGCTGACGCAGAATCTCTTCAATCATTTTTGGCTGCCATCAGATTTCCGTTTAAACGATCTGTTGGCGGTGGCGGACTTGACGCGCAAGTTGCTGCGGGTAGTCTTTCCACCCTTCCCGAGAGGGGTGATGTGATCCACATCCTTGCCGTCGCCTTTGGTGACGACTCCCTCTCTCTCCAGCATCCTGCGGGCCTTGTTTCTCTGCGCCCGCTTCTTCTTGACTGCGGGGGTGCCGTCATAGTTCTGATACTCTGCCTTGTAATCGCGCATGGTTTTCTCCTGATTCACTTTTTAAGGGTGGGGTACTCCAGACTCTTCCTTACCTACCTGACGCTCCATGGGCGTATGGCACGGCGCGGAATTGGCATGAGGTGATCAACGCTCAGGCTAGTGTCTGTTTCCCCCTTCATCTTTAATCGAAGACTCGATGAGTCCGATCATCAAACCAATCACCGTGACTTCATCCATGTCAAAGGTGGCAAGACTGACCTTCCCTTCGCGCAAGGTCACAATGAAACCCGCAGCGTCACCATTCTTCATGTCAATGTACGCTTTGCCAATGAGGTTCAACGACTTCTCTCGGTCGATGACGAGCATGTCGGTATGTTCCATTCTTGCCTCCATTTAAACGTTACTGATCGCCAAGGTCAAGCTCTGGCTGATCTGCGTCACGGACAGACTCAACCTTGACTCCCTTTTCGAGAAGGGTGATCAACTCATCTTGACTTGCGACCCGGACGTTGAATGTGGACTGAGCAACATGGCTCAGAGCCTGCGACCGATTCTTGGCCCGGACCAGACGGCCAGACATCCCGTTGTAAACAGCATAGATACGCTCAACCATTCTCACTCTCCTTTAAAAGTTAAAAACACTCACGCTTGGTCATCAACCAAAAACTTGGCGAACAAACTCGCCATGCTGGTGATTTCTCTCGTCTCCATGAGTTCACCGTGCCCGATGAACGTCTTGGCTATCTCACACGCCTCATTGAGTGCCACCACCCTCATGTGCTGCGTCTTCTCAAGCCACGCCTCTTTTTCCGCTACACCAGGGTCTGGCACGACCTTGGTAACTGGCGGCGCTGCAATGACTTTAGAGCTTCCAGATGCGACTGCAAAAGACTTCCTAATGCTATCGTCAGCTATCCACTGACGCCTCATCCTCTCTTCCTCCGCCCTCAACTTCCCCGCCATGATCTCTGCGTCAGAGGGAGGGGGATTGTCTTTCGTTGAATTTTTCTGATGCATCCCATGAAGCATCTCTTTTTCAGCCTGAAGCATTAAATCTGCCCAATCATCCTTCATATCCATCACTTTCTCCTGTTGTTAAGTCTTCCATGAATCCCTGTATTCCCCGATGGTGAATTTTTGAGTGAGCACAGCCATACCGTAGTGAAACGGGTATCGCTTTGCATTCCCCGACGGAGCCATTCCATCGATTCACACTACCCCAGACTGTTTCTCAACCACCGCGCTCTAGGGTTCGCCCACGCTCCCCGCTTTGGCTTGCTCGTGTAGCGGGGTTGATTCAAGCGCCACCACCGACGTACCGCATGGCGCTTATGCTGGGAGTGGAAAACAAAAAAGCCGTCAAGTCTGACCCCGGTGGAAACGCAATCCTTTTTTGGAGGACTGGGTACCCCATACGGGGTCGGAGTCAGGCTTGACGGCTTAATTTGCAGGTTTCCACACCCAGCAATGAAGTCACTGTACCACATGCGAACAGTTGATGCAAGCGTGTGGATAGGGATTTACCCTAATGGAATGTTAATGGCAGCCGGGAACTCCCAGCCCTACGGCTACCGCTACGCAGTCACCGCTTAACCACCAACACGGAAATCATACAACAAACGGCAAAAAATTTCTCCTGCCATGATCGCCATGATGAGTCAGGCTTGCCATGTCATAAGCGTATGCGGCCTCAACTTCAGTCTTGAATCTGCCCACATATAACTGCCTTCCTTCTGAGCGAATAAAAACTTCCCAGAAATTTGTCTTTTTGCAGGCACCCCTGAATCTACCCGGAGTCTTTGACTTTGCATTCCTTGCATTCAGTGTTTTATTGGAAGCCCTTAAATTGGCAATCCTGTTATCACTTTTATCGCCGTTTACATGGTCAACCATTTCAGGCCAGTATCCGTGGTACAAGGCAAAAGCCGCCCTGTGAAAGTAAAGGGTAATGCCACAAACATGGATCGTCATGTACCCTTCGCCAGTCATGGTGCCAAGTTTTTTCCCGGCCTTGATGTTCCCGCGACTGGTGAGGCTATGAATTTCACCCGTACTTGGGTTGTAGGTCAAATGTTTGTTGAGGACATCAATGTCAATTTCCCGCATGTTCGACTCCTAGTTGGGGGTCAGCACCCGGTATTGCGCCGGGTGGCGGCGTCTCTCGACGTTAACGTCTTGGCCCCCGTCTTTCCGGGGTGTCAGCAGTCACTCTTTCGCCCGAGCCTTTTCACCGTCGAACTGCTTGTCGGGTTCCATTTCAACGCGGCTGGGGACTGAGCTACTACCCTACTCGCGCTTGCGCTTTCAGAGCTTCACCCAATCCCCATGCGTCTTGTATGTTGTTATCCTCCGATGACCCGGAGGATAACAACCGGGGGAGCAGTTGTCAAGTTGTATGTTTAAACAAGCATAGGCATACCATTAAACCAGGAAACTGTCCGCCATAACGCGCCTTAGACCGCCCAGCACAGGTGGCCATGTATACTGACAGCGCGGGTTATCTCCACCCGCCTGCTTCATGCAGTTGCCCTTCTCTTGCCCCGCCCAGTGCGGGGCTTTTTTTCTGGCACGACAGAAGGGATGCACTCCACGATGATCTCTGTGCGGGGATTCCCAGGGTCAAGGTTCCAGTAGATGTGCTTCTCTTTGACCTGACGGTCGTTCTCATAGATCAACCCCTGCATCAGATCAAGGATCAAAGACTCATCCAAGTCTGGCCTGCGTGAGGCGTAGTGAATCCACATCGTCACCCGCAGATCACCCTTCATCAAAACTCCAAGCGGCGTGCATTGCTGTTTAAACATCTCTGCGTAGGACAGTGCCTTCGATGACTTGATCAATCGGCTGACATTGCCGAAGCGCACGATCTTGCGGCTGTTCGCCTTGGACGCAGGCTCCCCCAAAATAATTTGTGATATCGCTTGCAAACCTTCTGTGCTTGCACTATGATCATCGCTCGCTGACATCTTAACCCCCTGGAGACCTATGAAAGTTACGAACGTTCACAATGTACCACAGCCCCTTGTGACCCTGGCTGAAGGCAAATACTACAGCAAGGGCAAGTCTGACTACAGCGTCACTGAGCTTATGTCTCCTCCTCGGGTGCAGCGTCTGCGGGCGCAGTATGACGATGGGATGGTGCAGGATGTCTCGGAGATGCTTTGGCCCCTGCTGGGCTCTGCACTTCATGTGGTGATGGAGAGGGGTGAGACCGAGGGCTGGGTGTCTGAGGAGCGCCTGTTCACCGAGGTGGACGGTGTGACGATTTCCGGGGCGATTGACCTTCAGGAGCGCACCCCCAAGGGCTTGGTGATTACGGACTACAAGTTCACCTCCGCGTGGGCTGTGATGAACGAGAAGATTGAGTGGGAGCAACAACTCAATTTCTACAAGTGGCTGGTCGAGCGGGTCAAGAAGACTCCGGTGGTTGGGCTTCGCATCTGCGGCCTGATCAGGGACTTCAGCCGCCATGAAACCAGGGATGGCTACCCCAAGGCCCCCATCCACATGGTTGAAATCCCAATGTGGGACGCAGTCAAGGCCGAGGCTTATGTACGGGAGCGTCTTGAGATGCACCGCAACTCCAAGCTGGCCGTAGATTTTGGTGAGCCTCTGATTGAGTGTTCACCAGAAGAGCGGTGGATGTCTGAGACGACATACGCCGTGAAAAGGGACGGACGCAAAACTGCGATCCGGGTGTTTAAATCAATTGATGAGGCCAACGAACTGGCCGTGAAGGAGAAGGGCTATGTTGAAACGCGGCTTGGTGAACCCAAGCGTTGCACTGGCAACTACTGTGGCGTTGCCCAGTGGTGCGATCAGTATCAGGCAGAGTTAAATGCAGTCGTTTGAGCAGCGAAAGAAGGATTGGTGGGAGTGGCACAAGGCCAACCCGCTGGTCTGGCAGTACTTTGAGCGGTTCTCCCTGGAGGCTGTCTCAAAGGGGCGAAAGAAGATCAGCCACTGGCTCATCATCAATCGCATACGCTGGGAAGTCAACATCATGACCACAGGAGAAGAGTTCAAGATCAGCAATGACCACATCGCCTTTTATGCCCGTCTTTGGAAGGCGAAGCATCCAGAACACAAAGACCTATTCACAACCAAACGAATGATTGGAGAACCGCATGACGCCGAGTGACTTGTTAAAGATCAACGTCAACGAACACGTTGAGAAGAAGCAGAACCTGTCTTACCTTTCCTGGGCTTGGGCCTGGGCAGAGGCTTTGAAGGCAGACCCCATGGCCAGCTTTCAAATCCATTTGTTTGATGATGAGCCCTACCTGCAAGTCAACGACACCGCCATGGTCATGGTTACTGTGACCATGTTCAAAAAGCCAATAACCTGTTTCCTGCCTGTGATGAACGGGGCCAACAAGCCCATCACGCTTGAAGGCCGGAAGGTGCAGACCCGCAACGGTGAAATCATCGAGAAGATTGACAGCTTCAACGTGAACACCGCCCTGATGCGCTGCTTGACCAAAGGCATCGCCATGCATGGGCTGGGCTTGTACATCTACGCTGGTGAAGACTTGCCAGAGGCAGAGCCTGTCAAGGTGATGCCGGTCGATGAGGGCACAGGCGAAGTCAAGGGTGAACTGCAAATGGACACCGGCAGCACAGACGCCAACGCCAAGTTGTTTGCCGAAAGCATGATCAAGTACTCAGGCTTGGTCAAAGACGCGAAGGATTTAAACAGCTACTGGAAGGCCAACCAGACGCAACTGGACAAGCTGAAGGATAGCCACCCAGAGTTGTACGAAAACGTTCGCAACACATTCGCCCACATCAAACTTTCATTTCAATCCAAGGAGTAATCATGTCCGACAAGCAATACAAACCCTACCCCGATTCTGGCTCTCTTCGTGCCAGCCAGACCAAGAAAGGCCCAAAGTCGCCTGACTACTGGGGCACCCTTGCCATCAACCTCAAAGACATGACCAACATTCAGACCATCGACGGCCTGACGGTGGTCAAGCTCAGTGGCTGGAAGAAGCAAGACGGCCAGGGCCGCACATATCTGTCTGTTTCGATTGACCGATTTGTCCCCGAGCAGAAGTCTGCGCAGCCCCGTCAGGTTGTCAAGAATGACGGCTTGGATGACGGGTCTGACTTGCCGTTTTAAACCAAAAGGAGAAGAAAGATGCGCTCTCGTTCAACCAACGAAAGAATCTCAAACCTGAAGAAGTGGCTTAGGAAAAATAAGACTGCTTCGTGGAGGGAGTTTGTCCAGCAAACTGGCGGAACTCAAACTCAGTACTACCACCTTCGGAATCGGATCGGGATTGCAAAAGCCAATCCAGCGCTCTCGGAGGCCATGAGAGATGTCGCCAAGCGCAAGCGTGAGGCCCTGAAAGAAGCGCCAATCGAGCCCACTGCGGCTGAGATTCGGAACAAGGAAAACGAAGAGTTTCTGGCCGGGAAGGTGCAGCCGAAGCAGGAGGTGGTTACTGAGGGCGTCGCCCCTGACTTCATCTGGTACGAAATGGATTTGATGCAGCGCCGACTTGGTGATGTGTCCACCCGTTTAAATCATGTCATGAAGGTCGCCCAGGCCCGTGACGCAGACCAGAAGAAGATGATGCGCGACCTCATCAGCGAGAACACAAGTCTGCGTGTTGAGAACAACGGGCTCAAGCAGCAAGTGTCTGAGTTGACGGAGATGATCAATGGCGCTCCAGTTTGAAGCCAGGAAGATTGCGCTGAAACAGGACAGGACGGGCTACGTCCTGACCCTGTGCCTGCACCCCGATGAAATACCGGAAGAGCTTCTTCGGGATTTTGTTGGCGCTCGTTATGCCTGTGCCCTTGTACGCATACAGGACGACGAATCGCCAACGCCATACACAAACCGCGTGCAAAAGGCTGCGCTACTGTGTAAACAGCAAAGCTTCCAAGCTTTCATGGGCGCCATCACTGAAGAAATGGCCGCAAGAAATCTTTGCAAACGATGTGGCATTCAGTCTCGCTCTGAACTGAACGGCAACTCAGATGCCCAAGAGAAGTTTGATGCTGTCGTACTTGACTTTGAAAACTGGAGCCAAAATGCCGATCCCTTCTAATAACTACAAACCGTTTCTGACGTACCTTGATCCACGGGAGTACGTCAAGCTCAAGAAGTTTGCGGCAAAAAACAAAATACCCATGACCCAGCTTGTGCGGGAAGCGGTTACCGCCCGAATCTCTGGCGGCAACGTTTATGTCAGCGGCTTCAATGAAGGGCTACAAACGGCCATAGACGCCGTCAACGCCATGAAACACGCGCAGATGAGGTTCCCATCTGGGAAGTCTTTTGCTGAACTGGTAACAGACGATCTGATCGTTCGTCGCATGAAGGAGGCTAACAATGAATCTGACGGGACAAAAGAATCAGTGCCGGGGGTGTAGTCAGTATTTCAACAGCAACTTTGCCTTTGACAAACATCGGGTCGGAGATCATGGACATAACCGTCGATGCCTGACGACAGAAGAAATGATTGCAAAGGGAATGAGTTTAAACAAGTCTAACTTTTGGATAACCGCAAGCATGCCAACCGCCGACATTTTTTTTGAGAAGGAGAGTGATGATGGCAGCTAAACGATCAGACCCATGGATTCCTGTAGGGCATCCAGACTTCAAGTGGACATCAGGCGCTGATGTTCAGAAGTTATGGCGCAAGTACGGCTGGGTGCCGCCCAGTGAGTTGCGAAAGGCCCCGCTACCGCTTGAGTCCAAAGAGCCTGAGTGGATGGTCGCGCGGAGGGTCAAATGAATGACCCGTTTGACTGGAGGAACTACAAGCCTCAGATCAGCCTGAAGGACATTGAGACTTCACGTCGTGCGGCTTATCAGGCCAGTCGAATCGTCAATGAGAAGAGGAAGAGCGGGGTTGAGCCTTCACTGCCATACGCAGAAAAAGCAACAGCGCATATTGCTGCAACACCAAAACAAATGACCGTAGAGATGCCGAGTATGGTTCCATACCGGAAAAGGAGAAACAAGAAATGAAGATTGAAAAAGGCATTCCGATGCCACACGTCTACCCATTTGCCCAAATGGAAGTTGGAGACAGCTTCGTGCTGCCCGCAAACATCAAGCGAGTTACCGCTTGGGTTGCCGCAAAACGCTACGCGGATAAGCATAACGTGGAGTTCGCAACCCGAACAATGGAAGATGGCTCTGTCAGGCTCTGGAGGATCAAATGAACATTGGCGACATCGTACAAGTCAACCCTGACAAAGAGATGTTTGGTGCCTGCTTAGTTGTGGTCACTGAGGTCAAGTCTTGGGGCATACAAGGCTATGTTCAAAACGCGGGTGTGGCTGGTCAGGCTTACATCCG